ATAATAATCTTCTGGATGAACGTAGATTAAATAATTTAATTGATCTATCTAAAAATGACAGCAAAGCTATTGCTAAATTAGTTAAGGATAGTGGTGTAGACCCTGATGACATTGATATAGAAAATGCCAGCACTTACCAACCTAATAATTATACTGTAACAGATAGTGAGTATGAACTAGATCAGGTACTAGATAGCATAAAGCACACAGATACTTTTGATAAAACCATTGACTTATTAACGTCAGAATGGGATGACAAGAGTAAAACGTTTGTATCAGAAAACCCTAATGTAATTAAGGTGATTAATGATCATATGCTAAACGGTGTTTATGATAAAGTGAATGCTATTATGCAACAAGATAAGGCTCTAGGTAAATTATCTGGAGTATCTGATGTTGATGCATATAAACAAATTATAGATATGTTAGCTAACACTGGAGAGCTTATTGATGGAAATCAGCAAGTACCTGTGCAATCTAACGTAACGAGTATAGGGGATGGTGATTCGGCTAAGCGTAAGCAAAACCGGAAAGCAGCAGCTCCTACTAAACAAACAAATACTAGCAATAATTCTAAACAGGATGTTAGTTATCTAACATTATCTGATGATGAATTTACGGCTAAGTATGCTTAATTTTAAACTAAATTAAAAGGAGGTCATTATGGCCGCTCAACAATATAATAATCCAGGAACAACTGCTTCAAGTATTGGGGCACAGGCTCGTACTGATTTTTACGAGAAAAAAGCGATTATCGCTGTTAGAGATAAACAGTATTTTTCGCCTTTGGCTAATGTCAAAGCAATGCCTAAAAATATGGGTAAGAAAATTAAGCAGGATGTATACGTTCCTTTGCTTGATGATCGTAACGTAAATGACCAAGGTTTAGACGCAGCAGGGTTAATTATTACTGCATCTAAGTGGCAGGCATTCAATTCTTCTGGTGTTGAAATTGTAGCTGGCACAGGGTGGACTGCAGCTACAGCAACTACTGCAGGGTTCTTTGCTACTGAAGCTAATGCACAAACTGCTGCGGGAAACTATGGTAGTATTCAGGAAACTGGAGGTCATATATACGGTAGTAATAAAGATATAGGATCTATTGCTGCTAAAATTCCTGCTCTTTCCGAGTCAGGTGGACGTGTAAATAGAGTTGGTTTTACTCGTTTGCAAGTAGAAGCTGACCTAAAGAAACGTGGATTCTTTGTTGAGTATACACAAGAATCTATGGATTTTGATAGTGATGCTGATCTTTTAGCTCACATTACTGAGGAATCAGTAGTAGGTGCTAATGAGCTAACAGAAGCAGAGCTACAAAATGATTTGCTTAATACAGCATCAGGAACTGGTACTACTATGTTTGTCACTACTGACGCTGCTGACACCGAAACAATTTCTACTGGTGCCGTAGGTACTAAAGCTTCTGTAAATGGTTTAGTTGTGTATAAAGATCTTATGCGTTTATCTATTGCTTTAGATGACCAGAAGACTCCTAAATCAACTAAAATTATTTCAGGTTCCCGTATGACTGATACTAAAACCATTAATGGTGGACGTATTATGTATATTGGTTCTGAAATGATCCCTGCTATACGGGCTATGGTAGATTTGCACAGTAATCCTGCTTTTGTTAGTGTAGAGAAATATGCTGATGCAGGTAATGTGTTAAATGGTGAAATTGGCACTATTGACCAATTCCGTATTGTCGTAGTTCCTGAAATGCAATATGGTGAAGGAAAAGGAGCAAGTAACATAGATATTTATCCTATGCTTGTTGTTGGAGATGGAGCATTTACTACTGTTGGTTTCCAAACTGATGGTAAAAGTGTTAAATTCTCTATTAACCATAAAAAACCTGGAAGTGAAATTTCAGATTTAGCTAATCCTTATGGTGAGAAAGGATTCTATAGTATCAAATGGTACTATGGTTTTCTCGCTATGCGCCCAGAACGCTTAGGTGTTATTTGGACTAAAGCGGATTAATCATTAAGTAAACGTTTTCCTGTTACTCATTGCAATTAAGCTTTGAGTAATAGGAGAATTATACAAACTATAAAATAAAAAATTATGGATATTGAAAATATGGATATTGAGGATGTTAAAGCAGAATTAACTGGTCGAAACATCAAGATGCATCATAAAACTAATGCAATTAAGCTTAGAAAGGCGCTACAAGACGATGTAGACAAAAATGATGCTGAAGTACCTGTAGAAGTGAAACCTTTGCCTATAAAGGCTGCTAAGGCTAAAAAGAAGCCTGAAATGACGTTAGAAGAAAAATGTTTGCATTTAAAAAGAATTATAGTTACACCAAATGATCCTGAACTGTCTGGTCACGCAGGACTAGTGTTCACAGTTTTAATTAGTGGAGTAAATAACGGAAAAGCTATTAAAAAGTATGTACCATTTAATAATGAAGAAGGATGGCATGTACCTAATGTTATTGTTAATCAGATTGCTAATGCAGACATGCAAAAATTTAAATCTGTTAAAGCCCCCAATGGCGATACTGTTTTACAACCGTATCAAGCTAAGAAGTTTAATGTACAGGTTTTACCTGATTTGACTCAAAAAGAAATAGATAAATTAGCAGCAAGTCAATCTGCTAGGGGTGATGCTTAATTAATAAATAAATAAATTATTATGACTATAGCTTATACTACTTTATCTGGCGCTACTACTGTAGGTACAGGCAATTCAACAGATGGCGATGGTAATTTTGACAACTTAATGAAAGTTGTCACTTTGCACTTAGAAGCTCAATTTGCTGCAGGTAGAATTACGGGTACTGATTATGCTACGGTGTATTTAGGAGCTTTGCAGAGTACATTAGCGCAAGCAGTTAATTTTACACTTAGTATGGAAAAAGCTAATGCTGAAAAAGCTCTGTTAGATCAGAAGAAAATCACTGAATACGCGCAAACTGGTCAAACTAGTAATACTTTACCTTCCACAAGCAGTATAGCGGGTAAGCAAATAACTCTATTTACAGAACAAGCTAAAGGATTTAAATGGAATGCGGAAAATAAATATTTAAAGTCTTTACTAGATGCTTATGCTATAAATGTATCTGTGAGTAAAGAAGACGATACAGCTACTCCTATGTTACAAGGAGGGACTGGTAGTGGTAGTATAAAAGGTGTAATAGACGATATGAAACCTATAGGCTAATAGAGCTATGGGCGGTATAGGAGGAACTACTGGGCAAATACTTTCATTTTTTCAGAGTTTTGCTGAAGCTGTAGTTGCTGCAGGCGCTACTATATTAAATGATTTTCTTAATGCTTTAGCTGGTACAGCAGCGCATGATAGAGTAATTGAAGAATTTTCTACACAAAATAGTTATTTTTATACTGATGATGCTTATATAGACGCTTTACATAACCCTGATAAAATAGTTTTAAACAGTTTAATTAGAGGAACATCTTTTACTGATGAAATAATTGATTTTTATAAAAAAGCATACTCATCACATGATTTTCATTTAGAAAAAGCTTTAGCTATAGTAGCAGGAACTGACAGTGTCCATGGCAATTCTACATACGCTCCTTTATCTCCTACTATAGTATGCAATTATACTAACTTAGCTACTAACAATGATAAAGTAATTCCTTCAGTTTCACTTAGAATAAATAACAAAAATTTATATGCAGGTACAGTTTCTTCTCAGCAAAGTAGTAATGGGAATGGCTTTCCCTGGCATAGTGTATTAGGCAGTGATGATAGTTATAACACTCCTGTTCTATTAGACTCTATTACTTTTCCTAAAGTACAAGCAGCTACTAAAGACTATTTGAAATATTTAGGAGCACCAGCCCCTGAAAATTTATTAGATGATTTACCTTACGGTGCTCATAGTAATGTAATTGATTCTGTATTTATTAATTTTAGAGTTAAATGGGTAAGTGGGTTAAGCAACACAAGCGGTAATAGGATAAGTAATAAGTATTTATATTTATTAGCTCAAAGTATATGGAATATATCTCCTTCTGTTCCTAGAACATTAACGTACACTACTGATTCAAATGGTAACCAAGTAATAACTATGTTTACTTATGCTGTACATGGAGATGGGCATAATTATAGTATGGGACTTTCTCATATTATAAAAACAATAGTTAACAACAACTCACATACTACTTATCAGTACAATAAAGAGTTACTTTCTTCAGACGGGTACTATTACTATGACGCTGACAAAACTTTACCTACAGGGGATCATTCAGCTAAAATTGTATCTGATGTTAGCACTTACTTAGCTAACAGCGGTACTACAGAAGTACAAGCTAATTGGTTAGAGATAGAGCAAAAAGATCAAGTTGTTGTTAATGGGGTAAATTCTGTATTTGTAGATGAAATTGATTTAACTGGATCTGGTATTACTTTAACAGCATTTAGCCATGAAGAACCTGCTGTCCCAGCGCACCGTGCATGGACTCAAGCTGCCGTTAACGCTAATTACCAATACGCAATACATGAAGGAGGAGTGGGAGCGAGACTAGTATTTGAACCAAGCTTTTACGCTAACAATAATAATAACTATCATGTATATGTTCCATATGCAGCTGCATATGATGTGTACATAGATGCTGCGGATCAAGTATTACGAGTAGGTAATTTATACATAAAAAAAAGTACTACAGAAATAATGGTTGCTACTGTACCTTCTAGTGTATACGCTAACGCTAGTATTACATATGGTAGATCAAATGCTACTAGTGTTATTTATTATAAAGTATTTAATATATCTGCTATAGAAAGAATAACTGATTACAGTAATGATAGTGCTAATAATGAATTTAGGTACATAAGTCATAAATTAGATGCTTCAAATGCTTGTGTATCTGCTCCAATACTGCTGGGTGTATTAAACCAATTAGACCCATTAGAACAGCATAAATTGCTTATAGCTAGTG